CAAGAATTAAACCATAAGTAGCATAAACAAAATCTGAATCTAGTTGTCCTGTATCAAGGACTAACTTTTGAGTCATTTTAACTTGCGATAGTTAGAGATGCTGTTAAAGAACCAGAAGCCAAAGTGTAAGTATCGCCAGCAGTATAAGGATTACCTGTGATCGTTCCTGAGAACAAAAAGTTACCAGCAGAAAGATTATCCCAAGCAGTGAAAAATGTTGCGTCCTCTGAACCTGAAATGTTTGTCCAAGTAATATCGGCATCTGAAGTGAGAACTCCTGCGCTTGCTGGGCCAAAAGAGGCGGCCTTACGAGTTAGCTCGGTAGCAGGATTACTTGTGCCATTAGCTCCTGGATCGCCAACGTGTAGCTTTATGTAAACAGAAGTAGCTGAATAAGCTGTTGCGTTACCTACTGCATCCATCAAAGCAGTTGCTAAATATGAACTCAAACCAGTTGCCATTAGTTATCTCCGTTTGTTTCTATAATTCTAACAATGTGATTGTTCTCATCGCGCTCAACAGTTCTGATTAAAGGTTTCTTTTCAGGAGCGTTGATATTCACAATAGGTGGTTCAACATTTATTTTTGTTTGAGGAATATTAACCACAGTTTCAGGTATCTGAATATTGATTTCACTTGAACGAGTAACGTCATAAACGCTTGCTGGGTCTTGTGCATCAATCTGTGCAACCTGTTGAAGTTGTGTAGATGGAACACCTGTGTGAGCGATTGCTGGAAGTCCAAGAGCTGAAAGAACACTCGCTGGGTCAAAACCTGTCTGCACAAGTCTTGTAGCCATAGACACAAGTTTGTCTTGTTCAACAACGCCTGCTTCAGTTAAGTCAATATTTGCTAGAGGCACACGGAACTGGTCTCCTGCTTCGACAGGTCTCAAGTCCTCAAACCTGCGAACATCATTTACAGAATAAAAACCTGCTTGCAAACCTATTGAGTAACCTTGGATTCTTGTTGTGTAATCACCGCGAAGTAATCCATCAACATTAAATTTTAAGAACGCTTCACTTGGTAGAAGTGTTGAGTAAGCGTATTCAATCTTTTCAATGTACGGTCTTAAAGTGTGAACAACGAATTGAATATTGTTTTGTTCAACTGAGGCATAAGATTGTGCGCCAGGTGTTGTAACACCAATCATATGAGGTGGAACACGGAACATTCTTGCAATAGATTCAACAGCAAACTTTTGTGAATCAAGCATTTGTGCTTCATCAGGGTTTACACCAGTCTTAACATATTTAGCACCAGCTGAGAGAACACCAGTCTTGTGTGACTTCTTGTAGCCTTTGTGTGCGTTATCAAATCCTGCTTGTAAATCTTTAGCTTGCTCGCGAGTTAAAGCACCAGGGAACTCGATGATTCCTTGTGTGGTTGCGCCTTGACCAAAGAAACGTGCAGCGAAAGATTGCAACGCTGACGCAAGTCCTAGGTTTTCTTTTAATTCATTAACTCTTGAAGTGCCACGCAGCGCACCAGGTTTACGGATTTCTGTAATGTGCAACATATCTCTAGCAGGAACAACACCTGCTTCACCGTTATCAATTAAATATTCAAGTTCACGATTCTTTGGATTTCTTTGAACCTGCACTCTTAACGGATCAAGGCAAACAAGGTTAGCAACATCGCCACGACCATCACGAAATATTCTTGTGAAAGAGTTACCATCAAGTAAAAGTGAAATAAGAACTTGTTGATAATGTTCGCTTCTTAGTAAACTCACATCTGGTTTGATAACCCATTCAGGTCTTGGTCTGTAAGGGACACGGCTTCCGTCTCTACGAATATATGAATCAACTGGAAGTGTTGAAATGGTGTCAGAGATTAAAAGAACACAAGCATAGAAAGCACCAATACTCATAGACGTTGATTCGTCTATGTTTGCACCTGACTCTGTTGTGTAAGCAAAAGTATCGCCAGCACCCCAGATAGATTGAAACGAGATTGCGCGTCTTTCATTATTACCAAAAAGGTTAATTAACATTACTTACCTCTCTCAAGCGCAAGACCCACTAAAACAACTGAAACACCTAAAACTGTTATACCTGCTGGAATATAGATAAGTCCAATGCCTAAAGAAACTGTGAGAAGTCCTATCGCTTGGATGATTGATGAAATCAAAAACTCTCCTAAAAGAAAAACTCTGGAACTAGAGGTTCAGCATCGTTTCTTGAAACTGTTGCCCTATCAAATGCAATGATACTAGCAACTGCGGCATCTATCTTGCGTGGTGAACCGCGGTGTTCCTTAACAATCCTTGGCCCAAGTCTATCAACTTTAACAACAGCGTTCGATATATGACGAGCTAATAAACCGTCACCGTCTTGTGTAAGTTTCTCGGAAACAACAGCGTCATAAAACTTTGCGCACGCTGGAATCATACGAGCAGCAGAAGTTGACGGCCATTCAACAATTGGTAAACCTGCGTCTTGTAACACTTGCATACTTCGCTGCCAACGAAAAGGGTCACAAGCTATTTCTTTAACATTATGGTTCTTACAAAACTCTATGATTGTGTTTTCAACTTCTAAAGAATCCACACGCCAATCATCTGTGTCAGTTGGTTGTTTCTCCCAAGCCTCAACCATAAAAACGTGTGGTGTTTCCTCAATAGTTACACCAACAATTACAGAAGCATCACCTGAAAACGAACCGTCAAAACCAAGCACCACAGGAATATCTTTATCTAGTTCTTTCTTGATAATTCTTGATTCCCACACACCACTAGGAAGCCACGCTGTTTGAGATGACACCCAAGCGTTTGTTCTTTTAGTTCTAAACTCTGACTCAGGAGTTCTTTTAACAGCTGATTCAAAATCCTCAACAGAGTTCAAATCACCAAAAGCAGGGTTAGCAAGTTTCCAAGTCTCAGGGTCACGGTGGTCTGATTCAACTGGTGCTTCCCACCAAGCCATAAAGAAAGACGGATCAATAACTTCACCACGAGAAACCTTTTGACCATACTGATATAAGTTGTAAGCAATTGAATCTTGACCTGTCATATCTGTTTTAACACCAGCAGTAGTAATTGCCAACAATAAAGGCTCGCGTCTAGCACCCATACCAAGTTGCATAACGTCAAACAATTCGCGATTAGGTAAAGCGTGCAACTCATCCATAATCACAAGCGTTGGTGATAAACCCTCTTTTGTGTAAGCCTCAGATGAAAGCACACGGTAAACAGAACCAGTAGCAGGTATTTCAATTGCGTCACGATATAGCTTTGCTTGAGCTAGTAGTTCTGGTTCAGCTTCAATCATTCTTTTAGCATCACCAAAAACAATTCGTGCTTGGTCTCTATCAGCAGCACAAGAATAAATTTCACCACCCTGCTCACCCATAAATAAACCCCAGAGGGCAATACCAGATGACATCGCAGACTTACCGTTCTTGCGTGCCATTCCAACAAGAGCTGTGCGATGCTTGAACATTCCATCAGAACGAACAGCAAAAACATTATTTAATAACTCAGATTGCCAATCACGCAAAACCAAAGGCTCACCAGCACGACCAGCAACAGTGTCTTTAGTTTGAATACATAAGGCATTAATAAAATCAGTGACCTGCCAACCACGAGAGTCAACTAACTCCTGCTCACTGATAGGTGTTATCCAGCGAGGTGGCCAGCCTTTAATCTCTAGGTTTATTTTGCTGTTCACGCAGAGCCTCTAATTTAGAAATCTTTTTAACCTCAGCAACACCAAGCCTTGAACGATCTGTTGGTGTGAAACCGAGCAAGGAAAGATTAGCAACGAGTTGTCTTTCCAAGTCGCGTAAACCTTTACGTTCCTCTGGTCTGTTATCTTGCAAAACTTTAATTCTTAGATTCCAACGCTCATCAACCATTTCACAAGTCATAAGTAGTAGCTCAATATCTGTTTGAGGACTTAACCAAGTTTGTCCCATAGTCCAGGTTCTATTCCATAAAGCTTTAGCAGCCTCAGTAACTAATGGTCTTGGTGGTTCAGGTATCTCATACATTGATGGCAAAAGAACAAGTGAACCCTCTTGAGGTAAAGGTCGTCTGCCAGGATTACCAAGCGCACGTTTCTGTTCAATAGGTTTAGGCGGTCTGCCCATAGGTGACATTTATTGTTCCAAGCGTGTAGCAGTAAGACCTGTTAGTCTTTCCCATCTATCTATTATGACATCACAATACTTTGGGTCTAATTCCATTACAAATGCTTTTTTGTGATTTGCGTGACTTGCAATTAAAGTAGAACCAGAACCACCAAATAAATCTAAAACATTTTCTACCGTGTGATTTCGAATAGCTCTTTCTGCTAACTCAACAGGTTTTTGAGTTGGATGAAATTCATTTTTAGAATCTCTTTTTACATCCCAAACAGTTACTTCATTGCTTGGCCCAGACCAATTCACAGTTTGTCCTTTTTTGAAAGCATAAATACAAGGCTCGTGTTTCATTTTGTATTGAGCACCTATCGCACCGAACTGAGCAACATTTTTATTCCAAAAAAGCCAATTCCTTATTTTCCAATTATGTTTTTCAACACCAGTGACAACTGCTTTTGCAAACGAGTCGGAAAACCATAGATACAAAGCAGCATTGTCTTTTGAAAACAGATAAGCATTTCTTAAAGGTAAGTCATACATATCAATCTTGTCATCATTAATTAATTTTTCACGCCTCATATCTGTAGCGTGACCACCATCATAATTAACACCATAAGGTGGGTCAGTGAAAACTAAATCAGCTAACTGTCCATTCATAAGATAGGCAACACTTTTCTCATCAGTAGAATCACCACAAAGCAATCTATGGTCACCAAGTTGCCACAACTCACCTAACTTAACCTTTGATTCAACCTCGTCAAAACTTAAAGGCTCATCATCATCTAAATTAACTGGTGGCTCAAGAGCATCAAAACCAAACTCAGCAATATCCCAACCAACAGCATCCAACTCAATCAGTTGATCAGCCAAAACCTTGGCATCCCACTCAGCTAACTCAGCAGTTCTATTATCAGCAAGCGCATAAGCCTTAACCTGCTCAGGACTCCAATCAACAGGAATACGAACCACATCAATCTCAGACCAGCCAAGATTCTTAGCAGCCTCAAGAGTTCCATTACCAGCCACAACAACATTCGCACCAGTAACCACAATCGGCTTACGCTGACCAAACTGGCGCAAAGAACCCTCAATAGCTTTAAGATTCTTAGAATCGTGTCTGCGTGCATTGGTAGCATCAAACGACAATGAGGAAATCAAAACACTTTCAATACGCAGGTTCGTCATACGCTAATGTTATCAGTTTTCAAAAATCTGACTTTCGCGACTTTGCGT